AACGCTTTGCTATTCTTTGATGACATACATTTGCATCTGTTTTAACATAAATAACCTTATGAACTGGAAATTCTTTTGAAAATGTGTCAAACCAATTTAAATAAATTTGATACATAACGTCTTCCATTTTTCCAGAATCATAAAGCATTTTCGCAAATACTAATTTATCTGTATATAAACTTCGCTCTGTAATAAATATAATTTTTTGATCTGTCTTACCAATTGCTTCTAATGAATCGCGTAAAACTTTAAGTCGTGAAATATAAGCCATCATTTGAAACGCAAATGAATACTTATTTTGGTCAGCATAAAACTTTTCTAACATAGTAACGCCATTCGCATCTTTAATTTTTTCCCATTCATCAACAGGCTCCTTTAAAAACACAATATGAGCTTCATTTGCATAATGCTCACGTAAATTTGCTAACAATGTAGACTTTCCTGAACCAATATTGCCTTCAATAGAAACAATAATAAATGGAATTGACATTTTTGTTATATAATATGTTTGATTTTATTTAAACTGTTTTTTTCATTTCAATTTTAAAAAAAATTGATTTAATTAAATGCATATAAAGAGATAGTATAATACTAATATACAACTCTATTACAAGATGGATTTAAAACAAAGAAAGCTTAATAAGTCTGAGTGGGACTCTATTGAAATATCAGTTTCCAAGCCCGAAATTGATATTTTAGATATGATTATGAAAGGATATCACGATGTAAATATTCGAATTAATAATAACAATTCGTTGCTTACATTCTTAAAAATTGAACATTCTGAAAAAATGGAAGATTATTTATTTAACAAATATATGCGAGTTAGCAGTGATCGCATAGAGAAAGATTTAAAAAAATGTGATGCCGAATATAAAAATATGAAAATTGGCAGCGATATAAAATTAAATTCTGCTGATAAAATTCGTGTTGAGCGATTTAACGAAGAATCTATAAAAGATAACGATATTTATGAATTTGTTTTGTTGGAACACATTGAAGGTTTAGTAAAAAATAAAGTCTTAGGTAATGTAAAGTTATTCAATTTTCATTATTATACCGCATATATGCTTATTAGAAATAATATTGCGAAACTTAATAGACACGTAAGACATTTGACAAATTTGGCATTAGATAAATTTGAAGAAGACATTAGTAAATCAGTTATTATTGAAAATGCAGTTGAATTTATTGAGAAAAATAAAAGTTTGCTTAAGTATACAGATTTAACTCTTTATGAACATCAAAAGGATATTTTCACAGCATGTAAGTCGCCGAATCCAAAGCTAATTTTATATATGGCGCCCACTGGAACAGGTAAAACTATGACGCCTATTGCGCTGTCAGAACAAAAGAAAATTATCTTTGTATGTGCTGCTAGACACGTAGGATTAGCGTTAGCAAGAGCGGCTATTTCAATGAAGAAGAAGATTGCGTTTGCGTTTGGTTGTGGTTCTGCTTCAGATGTAAGGCTGCACTACTTTGCTGCAAAGGTTTACAGCATAAATAAACGCACTGGTGGTATTGGAAAAGTCGATAATAGTGTCGGCGATAATGTGCAGATTATGATTTGCGATATTAAGTCTTATTTGCCGGCAATGTATTATATGCTTGCCCACTTTAAGGCTCAGGATATTATATTATACTGGGACGAGCCAACTATTACATTGGATTATGATAAACATGATTTTCATGCTACTATTAGAAAGAATTGGAAGAAAAATGCAATTCCAAACGTAGTTTTATCTTCTGCTACGCTGCCAAAAATGAATGAATTAACTGAAACTTTACCTGATTTTATTAATAACTTTCCAGGCGCGGAGATTTGTAATATTGTAAGTCATGATTGTAAGAAATCAATTCCTATTGTGAATAAAGATGGTTATGTCGTTTTACCTCATTATTTACACGAAGACTATAGTAAGACATTAGAAGTAGCAAAACATTGTAAAAATTATTTAACACTTTCCAGATATTTCGACTTAAAAGAGGTTGTTAATTTTATTAGTTATGTTAATAATAATGGTTACGGAACCAGCAAGACAAATATTGAAAGACATTTTGAATCTATATTAGATATAAATATGAAAAATATTAAGCAGTATTATATATTCTTGTTAGGTAATATTGTAAAGGATAAATGGAGCAATATTTATAATTATTTTAAGTTAGAAAGAGTGCCTTTAATTTTAGAAAATACAAAAGTTGACGCAAAGGGTAACAGAATTATTACAAAAGTACGAAGTGTTGGACCAGGTGCTAGCGCAAGTGCAAATGTATTTCAAGGCGCATCACTTGTAAGAATGGCTAGTGAAAATCCTTTAAGAAAAGAAACACCTCCTGGAACTTCTGGCGTTTATGTTACTACAAAAGATGCTCATACATTAACTGATGGACCTACTATATTTATTTCTGATGATATTGAGAAGATTGCAAAATTTTGCGTTCAGCAAGCTAATATTCCTGCTTCAATTATGGACGACATTATGAAAAAAATTGAATATAACAATAACATTAATGAAAAGCTATTTGAATTAGAGACAGAAGTTGATGCCTTAAAGGAAGAATCAGAAAAGCAGATTAAAAATGAAGTTAGAAGTTTTGCAGATGGAAAGAAAATTACTGGAAGAAATAGAACAGGAAAAGATTTAAATAAATTTGGCAGAGATTTACCTGATAGTGTTGCAAAGACTGGCAGTGGAAGCATAAATAAGCTAACTGAAGAAATCAATACATTACGTGCTATGATTAAAGTTGCAACTCTTAACGACGGATTTGTTCCAAATAAAAAAATGCATCTTGATAAGTGGGCTGAAGGAATTCAATATAATAATGTATTTACTAGTAATGTTGACGACAATTTTGTATCGGATATTATGGCATTGAAGGGTGTTGACAATTTGTGGAAGGTTTTGCTTATGATGGGAATTGGCGTGTTTATTAATCACGATAACATAACTTATACTGAGATTATGAAAAAGCTTGCTGACGAACAGAAGTTATATATGATTATTGCTTCAAGCGATTATATTTATGGTACTAATTATCAGTTTTGTCATGGGTTCTTAAGTAAGGATTTGAAGTTAACGCAAGAAAAAGTTATTCAAGCTATGGGTCGAATTGGTAGAAATAATATTCAACAGACGTATACTGTGCGTTTTAGAGATGATGAACAAATTGCTAAGCTATTTACGTCTGAGACTGAAAAACCTGAGATTATTAATATGAATCTCTTATTTAATACGCGCAAAGTGGTTTGGGAAAATGGTGTATATAATGAAGTTCCTGATGATATTGATGACGATTTTGGCAATCAGGAAGAAGAAGAGGAAGCCGAATTATCAGATGACGAATAAATAATATAAAATATAAAAAAATTTGTAAAAATTTATTTTTTTATGTATTAATTAATAATTGTATACTAGAACTGTTCTAATATAAAATGAAATATTTTTATAATTCTCTCCATAAATGTCTCGAATAGTATAATAATTACTGAGTTCTAGTCTTCCTGCAGACTCCGCATCTTGACCTTCAACGAGAGGTTGTCCTGTTGGCACTATTTCAATATCATAATTATTTCCAATTGTAAAATCGTCTCTAACTCGAGTTTTTACAAGATTTATAAAATCAGTAAGAGTTTTATCAGGACTTATAATGTAACTAATAGTTCTATCAGTATAAGCCAATTTAAAATAAAAGGAATGTTCACTCATTGTATTTATATATTATTATACATTTCATTAATTTGTATAATAGTATTTCAATTTTATTTTTTAACGTCTTCCGCGAGTTCTTTTCATTTTTCTAGAACCACGTCTTCCACCCTTTCTAGTACGTCTACTGCGTCTTCCACCTTTTCTAGTGCGTCTGCGTCTTCCGCCAGCATTGCCTTTTGCTAAATCAGCAATAACATCGCCTAAACGTCCCATTTCAAGATCAATTCCTTCCTCATTTTCTAATTTAGCTAAGTCAGCATCGTCTCCCATATCGTTTTTAACTAGAATTCCAAATTCATAAACTTCATTTGGATCTAATCCTTGGGCGTCCATAAAACGTTTAAACGCGGCAAGATCTTGTTGCTTTGCAACGTTAAGAATACCTTTCTTTTGTCCGTATGATAATGGCATGTATATATTAACTAAATATTTTATTATTATAGGCTGTATTTTTTTGCTTTAATAATTAAAAATCAATAATTTAATTATTAAAATATATAAAATAAGATGAGACGATAAATCGTAACAACTTTTTTAATTACTATACGCGAGGCCTCCCATACCACTCATAATTCTTAAAACGTTGTAGTTGGTGGCATAAACACGGACTTTAGCAGTCTTGGTGCCTTCAACGGTGGCGTTGGAAAGAACAAGTTGGAGAGTGGCATTGTCAATTCTGGAGAAGTTGCAGGTGCCGGAAGGTTGGTGTTCCTCAGGGCGGAGAGCGAATGAGTAAACGTTAATACCTTCATCAGGGTTTCTGGTGTGAGCTTGGTAAGGTTGGACCCATGAGAAGTAAGAACCTTCACGCTCAGAGAAACGATCTTGGCCGTTAAGTTGGAGCTTAGCAACAACAACGGGGTTTTGGCCCCAGCAGTGCATGTCAAGAGAGGTTTCAGAGAGAACGAAAGTACCTGCATCAGAAACACCGGAGTTATCAAGGTGAGATTGGTCAATTTGAGGAGTTTCAGGAACAGCGAAACCACCAAGGTTAACTTCGTTGTAAGGGTTAGAAGGACCGTGCCAGTATCCAGAGAAATTAGGATTGAATTGGGTTGGTATGTAGTCAAGAGCACCAGCATCTTGGAAGAGACCACGTGCATCGATGTAAGCACGAGAGTCAGCAGCTAAGGCAGTGGGGCCACCGAAAGCATGGATAGCGTTGGGGAGAGCATCAATGGCATCGGTGTAGTTGAAAGGTTGAGCACCAAGAACCTTGAAGAGAAGAGCATCACAAGTTAAAGATGAGCAGTAGTCAACGTTTTGGTCAGGTTGAACAACCCAGATAAGCTCCTTAACGGGGTGGTTGAAGTTGAGCTTGATCTTGTTTGATGAAGAACCAACAGACTCGTCGCCAGTGAATTGGAGTTGAGTGATGAGGTATTCGTGGGGGTTTTGGGCCATTCTG